CCACACCGCACGCACCGCTCAAGCCTAATGCACTGGGCAGGCGGGGCTTTTTAAGTCTTACAAGTTTTTTTATAAGGCCCTAGACCCTAGGTATGGTGAGTGTGCGCGTGGGTGTGTGGTGTAGAGAGGCCGCGCAAAAGCCCCGCGCGCAAGCGCCGCGGCATGCCGCCCCGCAGGGCACAGGGTCGAGGGTGCAATCCAACGTGAGGGGGTGCCGCCAGCGAGTAGCAAGCACCATGCGTGTGCGCCGCAATCCCTCATGTTGCAAGTTGCATCGCAACGTCGACTCCGCCCCATAAGCCTTCATCGATCCATCCTCCTTTTCTTGCTCTGCCTTTAATTTGGCATCGGCTTCGGCTTTCAATTTCGCCTGGATTGCTTCATTCTCTTTGCGTAATTTTTCGGCTTTTAATTCTTTTGCTGTAAATTCTTTTAAATGCTCTTGGGCCATTTGGTTGAAATGGGGTTCTGGCATTTCTCCTAAATCATCAAAAGGGTAGGTGAATCCAAGTGATTGCAATTTTCTAAACCTATCAGCAGATAACACTTTAATTTGATTTGCCCTTTCCTGTGCCTTAATCGCTTCTTTTTGAAACCTCTCGTTTTCAGCCTTAATTTTGGCCTGCTCGGCATCGTATTCGTCTTTCTTTGCCTTAGCCTGTGTCCCGATTTTGATATACTCGGCTTCATCCATTTCGCCAAAATTAAGCGAATTAAACTCAGGTATGAAATCCTCGTATTTTGCCAGTCTTGACTTGCGGTCGTTATGCAAATTCTCTTTACGTGCCGCCTCAATTCTTTCCTGTTCTGCCTTGATTTCAGCATCTCTTTTGGCGCGCAATCCTGTTACGTACGCATCAAATGCGTCCTGTGGGAAGTCAGCAAGCCCGGGCACTTCAATTACACCAAATTCGGCAATAATAGCAAGTCTTTCCTTTCTGCGAATTTCACGCTGTTCAGCCTCCCAACGCTCTGCAAACTTCTCTTTGTGCTCTAACTTGGTTTCGAGATTGTCAAATACAGCCACAACCATTTGACCACTTCGGAGTAGCATTTTATCCTCTAGAACATCATCTGCCATTCTCGCCTTTACGATTTCACGCTGTTCCTTAATCAACTTCTCGGCATCCAATCTGTACCGCCTTAATTGAAGCCTGCCCGTTTTCGCCAGTGCCATTTTGTCGGTTTGGCTTGGGTCGGTGATTTCAATTGAATCCACTTGTGATTTCCATTCCTCGGCTTTTGCGAAAAATGGTGCAAGTAGGCTTTTCACCACATCTTTTTTTTCTTCTGCAAGTGGTGACTCTTGCATGACTTGGATTAATTCTGTGCTCATGATATTTAAATTTAAAATGTTACTTGTTGATAATACTTTTCAAATTTCGCCCAAAACTTGACAATGTTTGCCAATAGTTCACCCAAATCTGCCTGCACTTCAGCACGTGTGATGCGGTGAATATAAAGCGGTCTGGGTGCGAATCTTGGGTCATAAGATACGAAGTCAAGCCACTGCAAATCCTCGTTAATCAGGAAGTATTGAAGCACTTGATATTTGTGTTCGTTGGGCAATCCACCCATGCGTATTGTGCGAATGTGAGTCTTCGTATTCGGGCACTTCACCTCAACTGCGCCTGTTCGGTCTGGAGTCAATCGGTCTGGACTCATCGCAAGGTAATCAAATACCTTGTGCGTGCAGAATCCGACACGTTCCATCTCGATGCCTGTCTGCGCTGTGTACACCTGCACCGCTTCATCTTCATGGTCTGTGCCCCACTGCATCGCATCGGATACATATCCGTCCTGTGCGTCCCATAGCGCATCATCTGGGCAACTGCGCTCGTATATTAGCGCATCGACCACTTTCAAATTATCCGACTTCATGATGTCAGCTACTCTACTGCTGGTAATTTTACCTATTCGCAATTTGTGCCACTCTGGCGTGCCTTGCTCTACTTTGTGTTCTATCATTTGCTTAATTCTGATTTACGTTTATCCTTTGCGGTCAAGCATACCGCCTTGCCGTTTGCATCCAGTGCGTTCCATAATGCGCTGAGTTCGTTCAGGTCTTTTGCATCCGATATGGCTTTCATCTCGGCTTCATACGTTGGCTTCGGCGCGTCCGATATGACTTCGTTGCGAACTCGTAAGGCATCGGTCATGTCGCCAAATGCCTTCACATTATCAACGCCTATCTTTACCTTCCGGCCTGCCCATTTCTCGATAGCAGGCGTTTGAAACAGCCTCGTAATTGTCTTGCAGTTCGTCTTGTTCAGGATGATCGGCTTCGTTTCTGATGTTGTCGCTACGATGCAATCAGAATCCTTGCCATCTGCGCCTTTGACCTTTTTCTTCTCGACCTTTACCAGCGTGACAATAGCCTCGCTGTACTTGTTGTCGTCCACGAAGAGGTCGTGGCTTCCAAAATAATCCGGGTTGGTTAATTTCTTCCAGTGTGTTGTCATGATTATGATTGTCTAAAGATTAATTGATTACTTTGGTTTACCTCAAATCTGCCTGCAAAGTGGCTACACAGTACCATCTCTGCATAATTTGTAATGAGGTACGTGTCTGGGTGTATTTCGAGTGGGAAGTTCATGGCGATGTTTTTTAAACGCAGGCAGGTCGTTCCTGATTCGACCCGCCCGCTTGCCTATGTGAGTATTAGTTATTGTTTTTTATTTTTTCATTTAAAGCCTTGCGACCTTCTTTCGTGTCGGGATAAAACTCAGACAACGTACTATCTGAAATCAAAACGCCAATGCCTTGTGTTGTAAACACGAATCTGCCATCATGATGTAAACTAATAACCCCCTTCGTTATGCAATACTTACCCTTTGTGTTGTATCCAATTGACAAGGCAGTATCTACGCCTAAATTGTAAGGATGTCCTTGTAATGAAATGTTTGTTACTGATGTGTTCATTTTGTGATTGTTTAAAGTTTCAATACCCAAAGGTAGTTATATTCATAATACGCACGACAAAATAAACATAAACTTTTTGCAATGCGTTGATTGTCAGCGAGAAAATTTTACATAATTTATAGCGTGTCCGTCCATTTCTTTATAATTTCATCCTCCTTTTTCAATTTGTTCTTGTGTAATATCTGGTCTTTCGTGTAATTAAATTCATTATCTCTTGCCCATGTAATATTGCCTTCCCAGTCGCAAAGCAATATGCGCTTGACCATGTATTTACATGCTCCGATGTCGTCAGTATCGCCAAACCTACTCCATTGAAATTTAAATAGTTTAGACAGGTCAGGGTGAATACTATTCAATAAAAAGTCCTTGTATTCCTTCCATGTCTTAAAATTATCAGGCAATGTTTTAATCGAGTAAATTAAATCCTCTTTTGCATAAATTGAAGCCGTATGTACACCTTGCAACCTTGCCTCAAGTTTATTGTATGTATCAGGCTCAAGTTCCTGCAAATCGGTCAAGCACCTAAATGCCTTCTCGTGAATTAAATTAGATACACGCAATGTTCTAAGGTCATGACCCAGCATGTACATCTTGTCGTAAATACGATTGTATTTATAATTGCCTTCAATTAAATACTTCCAAATGTCTTTATACTTCCAGTCAATAATTGGATATGCCTTGTGCGGTTCGTTTATTCTGCGCAACCAAAACATTTCCGAATCTTCACCAAATAAAACAAATCTTCTATCTGGGCTTTCCTCCGCCCTTAATCCGATAATTGATACACTCCTGCCCTCTAATTTACGCAAGTTCTGACCTACCCATAAATTGAATTTATGGAATCGTTTTGGGTATTTATTTGCAATGCTGTGAATTGCAACTGGGTGCTTATCTCGTACCCACTTTTCATCATCACCCCATGCCCATAAAAACAACTGACTTGTACTGCAAGCATTGGTCATAAATATAGGCACTTGATACCAAAGCGGTATAACGTTCGGCTGGGTCATAACCCATTCTACAAGTTCAATTGTTGCTGAATACTCGGCTTCTTGGTCTTGGAAATAAACAATAAACTTTCGGTCACGCTTCTTTGCTTCTTCATTGAGCAAGTGAAATAATACGGTGCTATCCTTGCCTCCAGAGAATGATAATGAAACATTGTCGTAATTATCGAATAGATATGCAATGCGCTTGTTTGTTGCATCTAATACATTCTCTATTCCCCTAATTGCTGTGCGTGCCATTATATTTCCTCTTGAATATCCTCTCCGGCATCCACTATCTGACGCTCAATTGAATATGGCACGCCCATTATTTCAGATGCAATACCTTTGATTCCAATTAAACGCTGAACCTCTTCCAGTGTCATGCCTAATTCCTTCATGATTTTCATTTCATCCCATCCCGATTTAAGCATACCAACGAGGGATGCTTGTAATTCAACTTCATGCTTGCCTCTTGCTCGGTTATGCCTTATCGTGCTTGCCATGCGGTCATTTATATCCTTCTCAATTACCGAAACTGGAAGCATACCGTTCTCACGCTCGTAAATATCCTTTCTGGTCAGCATTATCGTATATCGGTGGAATCCATCAACGATAATATATTTATCTCTATCTGAATCATAAAAGCATACGACAGGCATAGTGTAGCCATCGCATTTAATTGATTGATAAAGTAAATCCATTTCACGTTTTGCAACATGGTTCGGATTGTAATTGTTTGCCTCGATTTTATCAATCGGAACGGCAATAACATTATAAACTGGACTTTTCATATTTGTTTAATTAACTCTTCAATTTTAACTGCTCTAAAATACTCATCCATGCCCTGCTTCCTGCTAATGTTGTCATTCACCAGCACGTCTAATCCTGTATTTGATGTCATGTCATAATAAATACAATCATGGTTCTGACCTGTGCGATATGTACGCTGTTCGCTCTGCAAACGCTGGGCATAGTCGAATGTCTTGTCGAAATAAATAGTAATATACTTGTCTTGCAAATTCAATCCAAACGAGTGCATACCATACGACAAAATAGATACATTCGGATATAGTTCCTGCAACATCTGCCTGCTCTTAATGTACTTGCAATAAATCAAAACTTTATCATGCTCAACACTGCTCATTATCGAATCTAACTTGATAATCTTATCTTCCGATACGCAATACAAATGTTGCATCTTCTGGGTCATTTCGATGAAGATATTGTTGTTCAAATATCGCAATGTTTCATTATCAAGATAGTGCGATTTCAGGTACTGGTACTGCTCCATCTCATCGTCCGCAATTTTATACTTGACTTCGTTGTATATTTTCTTTACCTGCATAAACAAATCCGATTCGTACACACACGGTGCAATGATGCTGTATAAATAATCAATGTTCGTAAACTCGTGAATAATTTCTTTTGATACCTGCCTGCCGGATACCCACTTTGTCATTTTTGACCATTTCACAAACGTATTTTTAAACTCGGCAAAATCCATCTTGAGGATCTTGGGTGATAAAAATTCCATCTGCGCCCAGATGTCAAGTATATTCTTCGATATTGGCGTGCCATTCAGCACCAACTTGTACTTGGCATATTTGCCTATCTCAATTATGCGTTGCGTGCGCTTAGCGTCGTTGTTTTTGATTTTAAGCGATTCATCTACCACTATGAAGCAATCGTGCGTCTGGACGAAGTTAAATAGGCGCAGATACTCTCTATCCGATGCGGACAGTGTTTCAATTCCTATGACTTGGCAATTTTTGACAAGTCCAGATTTGGCAAGTTCTGCGCTTAGATTGTCCTTGGTGCGAAATGGCGTAAACCAAATCACTTCGGGTACTTCGGTGCTGTTTACCAGCGTTACGGCAGTCAGCGTCTTGCCTGTGCCGGGGCGCATGAACAACGCCCCGACTTTCAGACAATTCAACTTATCAATCGCAAGTTTTTGATCGGGCAGTAAATTCACTTGAGTAAATCCGTATCTGCCTGCATTTTGCCAGCCAAAAGTGCTGGAGGTGTATTCGTTTCGACAATTACCTCGTTATGACCTTCGCCATACACACGCACCTTACCACCATGCTCTAATGCCTCCTGCTCCATCTCTTCGAGTGCGCTGTACACACGTTGTATCACCTGCTCTTTTTGACTTGCAATCCATGCGTAGGGTTGGCTTGGGCAGTCGATGAATGCTGATACCTTTATCTCGCCATCCTGAATATACAGGTAAACGCTGGTATGCATCTTCTTGGTCTTGTACCCAAATTGCGGAAGATATACTCGGCTATCTTTCCATACTTTGCATCCAAAGTGCGATGCGATTTCTTGAAGTGTTCTGGTTGTTTTCATAACTTAATTGTTTAAAGTGTGATTGTTTAATTGAATACTCAAAGGTAAATTCTTTCACAATACGCCCGACACTCTCACCGACATTTTTTTTTAACTCGTTGAGAATGAGGTAGAAAAATTTACATAATTTTTACCGAATCATCCATTTTTACCTGTTTTCTCACCAATAATATTTTGCACATAATAATATTACACGCATATTTGTAATATGAAAAAACGTAAAACAATAGAAATATCGAACAAGGTTCTGATATTCTACAAAGGAAAGGCGTCAAAAACTATTGACCAATCCGCAAAATCATTAATGGAGCGCGACCTAACACTTATCGCACAAGGTTACAAATTAATCCCAAAAAATGCAGACGCTTAGACCGTACCAATCTGATGCGATTGAGCAACTACGCACCGCAATGGCTCACCACAAGCGCACAATCCTATGCGTTCCAACCGGAGGTGGCAAAACTACTATCGTTGCCGAAATGATAAGGCGCGCAATAGGGCGCGGTAAGTCTATATTATTTCTTGCCCACCGCGCAGAATTGCTTGATCAAGCCGTTGAAAGGTTGAAAGGGTTTGGATTAAGTCCCGGCGTTGTGCAGGGCAAGAACGTATCGAACAATCCTCAACTCAACGTGGCAAGCGTTCAAACCTTGCGAAATCGTCCGAATGGTATATTCCCGCCTGACATAATCTTCATTGATGAATGCCACTTATCAATGGCAAATTCTTACATCATGATACTTGAGCGATACCCGAATGCGTATGTAATTGGAATGACTGCCACGCCCACCAGACTGGATGGCAAACCACTGGGTGACATTTACAGCAAAATTGTAAACCCCATAAGCATTACTGAACTCACCGATAATGGACACCTCGTACCTGTTAAGGCATACGGCGTGCGCGATTCACCAGAGACAGACGATATAAAGTCAGCGCGCGGGGATTTTGATAACACCGAACTTTACAAGCGATATGACAAGCCACAATTATACGCGGGTGTTGTAACTAACTATATTCGCTTTGCTAACCAAAGGCCATTTATTTGCTTTTGCGTGAATGTTGTGCACACGATTAAGACTGCCGAGGAGTTCAGAAAGCATGGCATTGCCGTTGAGCACGTCGATGGTACTACAAACGAAACCATGCGCAATCATAACATCGCAATGTTTCGCGCAGGACTTATTCAGGGTATTTGCAACGTGGGTCTATTTACAGAAGGCTTCGACGTGCCACACGTGGAATGCGTAATATTGAACCGAGCAACTCAATCCCTTGCGCTGTACTTGCAAATGGTTGGGCGCGGTCTGCGTCCACATAAAGATAAATCACATTGTGTCGTAATAGACCATGGTCAAAACATTCAGCGTCACCAGTGGCACGACATTGATAGGGAATGGTCGCTTGAACCCAAAAAGAAAAAGAAATCCGATAAAATTGGCGCGATGTCGGTCAAATTATGCGACATTTGCGACTTCATGATGCCCGTAAATACCGTAGTTTGTCCTGAATGCGGTCACGAACATAAGCGAAAAGAAAAGATTGCTGTTGAGGCCGAATTTGCCGAACTTGAACGTCCCAAAGTACCTCAACACCTGCGAAAAAAATGGGGGCAAATGACCGAATCAGAACTGCGCGAGTACGCTAATTTCAAAGGGTATAAAGAAGGATGGGTAAGGGTACAATTAAAACTTAGAAAATGACGATTTCAATATACAAATCAATATCAGATACAAAAGGTAAACAGACCATTCTTATCGACCAATTTCTATCATACATAAAAGATGGCAGGTGGAAGGATAAGGTAATGGCGATACGCGAAACGCAAGACCCTGAACTCAAAAAGCAGATGCCCATTGCAACCGTTTCGGGGCGATTTGCCGAACGCAATAAAGCCAACCTGCTTGAGCATTCAGGTTTTATTTGCATCGACATCGACAATATAGAGCCGGAGCAAATGGTTGAGGTAGCCAATAAGATATGGAGCGATATTTACACCTACGCATCTTTTAAAAGCATTCGAGGTAATGGTTTGGCTGTTCTTGTTAAAATCGACCCTGCCAAACATGAAGATGCATTTGAAGGATTGGAGAGGTATTACGCCCAAACCTACCAAATAAGCATAGATCGCAGTTGCAAAGATGTTAGCCGGGCGCGATTCGTATCTTATGACCCGCACCTTTATGAAAATAAAAAAAGTCATATCTTCAAAAAGTACATACCGAAAAAAGACACGCCTAAAAACCTGCCCAGTGCAGTTCTGCCAAATGCCGACCTAAATAGCATACTTTCGCAAATAGCCCAAAACAAGATAGATATAACCAATGGCGACTATCACACATGGCTTCGTATTGGTTTCGCCATATCTGACTATTTCGATGAAGCAGGACGCGTTTACTTTCACGCCGTAAGCGAAAATTCAGAAAAATACAACCCGAAAGTATGCGATAAGCAATACACGGCATGCCTCAAAGGAAAAGGTAGTGGTGTACATATTGGCACGTTTCTATACCACTGCCGAGAAGCAGGCATTCAAACCATTTCGCGCCAAACAAACCGAGTAATAAAGGCCGTTGAGCAAGGGAAAAAAACAGGGCAGAAAAAGGAAAGCATTATTCGCACCATGAGCATGCTTGAAGGCATGGATGAAGCCGATGTTAAAGAAATTGTAGATAAGGCATACGACGCAACCGACTTGAAGCCAGCAGGTACGACAAGTATTGATACCATTGAACTATTTGTAAATACTAACTACAAACTTCAATTCAATGCCATTACGAAACGATTAGAAAACAATGGCGAACCACTTGACGACCGCGGTGAAAACTCCATGTTTATAAACCTCAAAAGTATTGAACCGAAAATATCGCAAGACCTTTTACGCACATACCTTCGTAGTGACCGCGTTACGGCATACAATCCACTGCTTACCTTTCTCGAATCAAATTCACACCGAACGCCCATTGGTATCATAAAATCTATTGCTGATTGTATTGAGGGCAGAAACGGTGAACTCGATAATGGCGATGTAGTAGATAACTACGTTGAACTATTCTTGACTAAATTCTACCTCGGGCTTATAGCAGGCGCATTAGGTGATGAAGTGCCACCTATTGTGCCTGTACTTTATGGCAACAAAATAGGTACAGGTAAAACCGAGTTGTGGCGTAAAATTTTACCTAAAGAATTGCGCTCCTACTATCAGGAATCCAGCCTGTCGAAAGGGCAAGATGATGAAATCCTGATGTCAATGAAATGGATTATTTGCGACGATGAATGGCGCGGTAAAATGAGCCAAGATGCACGATACATGAAGTCGGTATCCGGTACGTCCTCCAGCACATTAAGAAGAGCATACGCGCGCGATTATGAAGATGTAAAGCGACTTGCCATGCTCTGCGGTACTTCCAATGATACCGATATAATTCAGGAGGGTAGCAACAGGCGCATAGTGCCAATTAATTGCACGAATATTGACCTCGAATCATATTACAAAATTGACAAAACAGATGCCCTAATTGAAGCATACCACCTCTATACAAGTGCTGGTGAATCTGCATTCCTTAATGCGTATGAAAATGATATGTTGCAAAAGGTTAGTATGAAAAATACCGCGCCGGATGCCAATGAGGAACTATTACTAACTTATTATGAAATGGGCGAACCACAAGATCCGAACTGCATCGCACTAACCGCGACCGAAATCGCAAGTCAAATACAATCGCGCACTCAGATACGCGTGTCAGCAGTTGGCATTGGTAGATGCTTGAACCGATTAGCATTCAATAAGGGGACGGAGAAGAAGCCCGGATGTAGTTCGCGTCAGATTTACTTCGTTGTACCAATTCGGCAACAAACGCAATAATTTCCTCAGAACTTCTGCACACATTTACAAATACGCCCTGCTCAGCAAATTTTTGATGCAAGGCTTTTTGTGGCTTGCTCAATACCCCCTTTGCCGTTTTAACCTCTATGTAATGCGTTTCCCCTGCCCAGACGAATACAAGGTCGGGAACGCCTGCGATAACGCCTTGTGCCTTGAATTTTGCCCCTTCACGAGCATTTGAGAACATGCCGTTCGGTATGTGAAATAAACACAATCTTGTTTCGGGCAATTTGTTCCAAATGTGCATTATCGCTTCCTGCTGAATTTTACTTTCGGTCTTTTCCATGCACAAATGTAACAAATATGTAAGATATGTAGGATAGCGTAAGATGTGTTTTTATCTATCCTACGTCCGTAAGTGATTTAATTATCAACGCTTTACATATTTTTACGTAAGATGATGGGGATTTTTTCACAAACTCTAACTTTCCTATTAAATTTTTTTTTCAAAAAGCCACGAAAAAAAATTTACAAATACCTTAAAAAGTAAATATATCTTATACTATCTTATTTTATACTTATATTCTATTGGTTTTCAGTATAGTTACGGACGTAAGATGAAAAAATCTTCAAGTTACATCATCCTAAACTACCTGATAATCAACGAACTATCCTACGTCCATAAATGTAATTGCTTGCATATCAAAACTTTGCAAATAAAGCAAATTAAATATCGTTTTATTTCGTAAATTTACGGCATGGCAAAGCCTATTAAAATACCGCGTCCTGATATAGCCGAAGTAATCGAGGATATTCTTAACTCAATGAGTTATAGGGAAATGGCAAGCAAATACGGCATGAGTTTGACCGTTTTCTTTGATTTCATCCACCTTCCCGAACATTCCGCGCGTATCAAAGAGGCACGTCAATTAAGTGCTGATACCGATTCCGATAAAGCCGAACAAGTCCTAATCGATGCGGAAGGCACAATGGCTGAAATTACAAGGGCGCGTGAATTGGCTCAATTTTATAAATGGCGTGCATCGAAAAAAGCACCACGACATTACGGTGAACGCATTGAAGTCGAATCGAAACAGGACGAAGCCTACCAACCGCCCAACATCACCGTAAACATATCGCAGGAAGCAATTGACAAACTCAAGAAATGACCAAACCGGAAAAAGACATAATTGAATCCATGATCGACCGCAAGGTATCGGAACTCATGGAGATGTGCGATACGGTGCAAATAATCGTTACCAAGCACGACCCCGTAACCAATTCAACATTCTCGTTATCGAAAGGTGCAGGCAACGTGTACGCACGTGTCGCAAGTTGCGATGATTGGATTGCATCGAATCACTGATGCCCGAACTCAACGAAGCACAACAACAAGCATACTACCTCCTTCACCACACCGACACGAAGGAGGTGCACATGGTGACAGGCGTGGGCGTGGGTAAAACATTCATGCTTGGCATGGCGTCGATTCCATTCCTGTCCGTACCAAACGCAAGGGTGCTTATCTGCGCTCCCACCGTACCGATGATGAAGACAGCTACACTGCCCGGCATTGAATCGGCATGGGCGCAAATGGGATTGCGTCCTGATGTTGATTACGTCATTAACAAGCAGATGAAAGGCGTCAAGCCATACAGCCGGATTGGCTCAGAGAACGTCATAACATTTCGTTGGGGAAGCTATGGCGTACTAACCAGTTTGGACAATTACAACACCGTAAACGGTTCTGAGTGGGATGCGATCGTATGCGATGAAACTCGTGACATTCGAAACTTTGAATTTGCATTAGGTCGTCTGCGTGCAAGGCTTCGTGGACAGACATTCAAGCGACTTGGATTAACTCACAAAATCCTAACCGCCACCACCCCACCCGATAACGTCAAGTATTACCTCGAACTCAAGGAAGCAAGCCAAACCGAATCAAATCGAATTGCCATTGTTCAGGCTGAATCTTACGTAAATAAACACAACCTGCCTGATGGCTACATCGAGCAATTAGAAGCCACCCTCGACCCGCAGACCTTCAAGCGTGAAGTGTTGGCGCATCTCATAACGGCACAGAGTTCAATTTATGCCTATGCGTTCACCCGCAAGGCGCACGTAGCCGATTTCGCTGAGTTTGCGCATTTGCCTGTTTACGTTAGTATCGACTTCAACGTGTCGCCAATGACGTGCGTCTATGCCCAGCACACGCCCGACCGCAAGACGATACGCATCATAGGCGAAGAGAGGCTGATTAACTCGGACGTATCGGAGTTGTGCCAGCGCATAAGCACACGCTACCCGAACCACCACAGGTTGATATTTACGGGCGATGCAAGCGGAAGGAATCGGACTGCCCACCAAAAGGGTATGACTAATTGGAAACTAATTAAAGGCTATTTAAAATTATCCGATGGTCAGATACGATTACTTTCGGCCAATCCGCACTCAGTGGATTACATCGTATTACTTAATTCCATCCTGTCCAAACATGGCGACATTCAAATAAGCAACAAGTGCAAATACCTCATACAAGATTTGGAACTCGTCCAGCGTGGTGACAATGCGGAGAAAAAGCCACCGGATAATTTGACAGGCCACTTATTCGATTGCCTCGAATATTACTTGTGGACATTTCACCGCCAATATTTGGATAGATTTGCGAAATTGGGTAAGTTTGCTGATGTGTAATAATTAAACCAAAAACAATCATGATAAAAAAACCAGAGTCAACCCTTGCACGACATGACAAGGTTCAGATTATTAGCATTGACAAAATACTTAAAGATTATTTAGAAAGGGGCAGTGAAATGAAATTAAATGCCGATTATATCAGGGCTATTTGCGCCTTGTCAGCCAATCGAATTTACAAACTATCATCTATTTGCAAATCATGCAAAATGGCATGGGTTAAATCGAGAGGCGTTGATGTAATGGTAAGGTATAATAATTTAACCAAAATTCATTCATGATAACCCCCAACATCTACACATCCAATGACGGCACAAATTGGCCACTTATTCGACTGCCTCGAATATTACCTATGGACATTTCACCGCCAATATTTGGATAGGTTCGCTAAATTGGGTAAGTTTGCTGATGTGTAATAATTAAACATTTAACAATCATGGAAAATCAAGACAAAATTTTTTACGATGGTAAAAACCATGAAGAGGTTGCATCTTTTTTAGGTGCAATTATAACTGAAATTAAAATGCATTCGATGGGCGAACCAGAGCGACTATTGCATATTGGTGATGGAAAGCATACCCAATTAGAGGCGGGTAAATACTACTCAAAGCAACTAATTGAAGTTTATAAAATAATCGCAGAATGATAACCCCCAACATCTACACATCCAAAGACGGCACATCGTGGTCAATGATTACCGATTGGTTGAACGTACCAGCCGAACGAGTTATACCTGCTGACCTTGCCGTAAATCGGGCATCAATGGGATTGACAGGGACACGACTTGTCAAGGCATTTGAAGAAATCGAAGCCGACCTGAATACGGGTAAAATTATTGATGCCTATTCGAAATTCGACCAATTAAAGAAGCGAGTGGCAGACATTCCAGACGAGGCTTTATTGGTCGATATTGCCTGCGTATTTGCATTGCTACCGGAAGAAGACCCGCACAATTACAAGCCGAGCCTAAACGCACGCAAGATTCAAATATGGCAAGAGGATGAAGATTGTCGGTTTTTTTTTATCGTGAAAGCAGTACGCTATATCATCGAATTGTCGGACATCTCAGACGATGTTATCCGTATGCATATCCTACAAAGACATTTGATGGAATTGAGCGAAAACCAAAAGAGTATCTTTCCATTACACGAAACTGGGCTGATGAATACATGAACGAGTTACGCAGTATAAATTGGATGCACGCACAGATTACCAAGGGCGTGATAAGTGAAACCGACCTACTACTCAAGAAGGGCATAGACGAGTACGGAGCGATTCTCGATACGTATCGATATGACATACATTTAAAGCATCAAAGCACCCAAGCGAAATAGATAATTTCGTATATTTGCATATCGCTACCCAAGCGAATAGGCTCTGAGCCATATAACGGTTAAAACAAAATCAAATTATGCCTCAGAATATAGTATTTAAAATCACCGCAGACACGTCAGGATTTGATGAAGGACTGAAAAAGACTGGTGTTGAGGTCGATAATGTAAATAAGAAAACCAAACAAGCCACTCACGAAGTAGGACAATTTCAAAAGGCATTGGGTAATATTGGTGGAATGGTGGCGGGGGCATTTGCGGTGAGTTCTCTTATAGCATTTGGTAAAGAGGTAGCTAAAACTCGTGCTGAAATAGAATCGCTTACTACCCGAATTGCAGATATTAAAGGCGGTCAGGAAGCGGGCAACAGGGCAATGGAAGACCTGCGACAAACAGCAAATCAATTAGGGATAGAGTTCAAAGAGCTTGCAGGTAGTTACACCGCATTTGTAGGTGGCGCAAAGGCATCAGGAATGGAGATAGGCAAGGCGGAGAAGGTATTTAAATCAATGACCATTGCAATCAAAGGCAGTGGGGCAAGTGCAGAACAATCGAGGCGTGCATTTACGGCACTTACGCAAATGATTAGCAAAAATTCTATCATGGCAGAAGAGCTCAGGGGGCAATTGGCAGAGGCTCTTCCATCGGCTGTGGGCATAATGGCAAAATCATTAAATGTATCAACCGCCGAATTAGGTAAAATGATGGAGCGTGGTGAACTCATCGCATCAGAGGTTTTACCGAAATTTGCCAAAGAGATGGAGAATACATTTGGGGCGAATGCACAGAAAATGGCAACGAGCCTATCTGCCGAAATTGCACGCATGGGCAATAAGTGGGATGAACTTCTTGAAACCGTAGGGCGTACAGGTGCTATTGAAGCATCTATATCATTACTGACATATGGCATTGAAGGACTATCCGCATCCGTTGCAATGCTTACGGGTCAGTGGGCTGAATACCAGCAAGCCGTAATTAATGCAGAACGTGCATCTCAATTAGACGAGCAAGGCAAACGAATTGATGCTCAAATCCAAAAGAGAATTGAAACATTAAGAAAGGCTGGGCTGACAGAGGATGAAATTAATCAAGAATTAACTGCATCTTATAACAAATACGTTGAAGAGGTTGAAGAGGGCGACAGGCGAATACAGGCAAGTCAAAAGAAACTATTTGGAGGGGGTATTGTAATTACAGAACAAAGCGTACGTGAATTAGAATTAAAGCGTGCAACTCGTGATATATTACTCGATTCAATTAATGCGCTTAAAGATACTGGCATTGTTCAAGCAGGGAATACTAAATTAACCAAAGAGGAATTACGTGCAATCGAGGCACTTCGAAAAGAACGTGAACGCCTAAACGAACTCGAATTAGACCGTTTACTTCAAGCCACCCAACTATCTGCAACCGACCCATTCGATTATCAAATAGCCGAAGCAACATTTGATGCCGACATAGAGGACAAGCGATTGAAGGCCGAGAATAAAATGCTCGATGAAATATTTAAAGCCAACGAGCAAGCATTAGATGAGCGACACAAGTATGGTGAAATAACAGAGGAGGATTATTTGCGTAAACGCCTCGAATTATACGAGCAGTTCGGCAAAGATGTGCGCAAAGTCGAGGCTGAAATAACGGAATACGAAAAGAATTACGGCAAGGAAAGAACCAAAGCCGTTTGGACAGAGGCGCAGTCAAGGGTATTCGCTACCGACATGACACTTGATACGTTGAACGCCCTAAACAACGCCTATACCATCAGCCAAACCAACCAACTGCAAGAGCAATTAGAGAAGGGTATAATTAGTCAGGAGCAATACGAGCAGTCATTGCGTAAGATTAAGCGCAGACAAGCCGTATTAGACAAGGCGGGTGCACTATTTAACATCGCACTGAACACTGCGCAAGGCGTTACATCTGCATCGGGTTCGGTACTGGGCTTGCCACTTGCGCCCGTCATTGCCGCTCTTGGTGCGGCTCAAGCAGGTATCGTACTTGCCACACCCATTCCGTACAACAAGGGAGCGAAGAAAGTGCCAATGGTAAGAGGTGCTGTTCGTGGCAAGGATTCAGTTCATGCCATCCTCACACCTAATGAGCGTGTTGTACCGGAAGACATCAATAGCCAGCCCGGATATAGTGCATTAATGGACTTGGCACACGATCGCAAAATATCCGATAAGGAAGCAGGCTTCATTGCCAAACTTGCAACAGGGGGAGTTTATTCAAGCCAGCAAAGCAGTGAGATTGATTACAACTTATTAGGCAAATCAATTGCTAAATACATACCGCATACCGATGTGCGAATTGACCACAACGGCATCGCAGTAATTACCGACCGAAGCCATGCCAACATGAGCCGATTAAAGACCCGACTATGAGTACACTTCAAGTAAGATTAAACGGCACACCAATTAGAGGGCGTATAGATGGCTTGGAGTCATTCAGTGTGACGTATAGTCGTGATGAACAAACGGGCGCAACTCAGAAGGCATACACCAACGAATTGAAGTTCTTTGACGATGGCTTCGATTTGATATTTAACACCCTCGTTGCAAGCCAGCAGGGACTATACCGGTTTATTAAAGTTCAAATTTGGGATGAGTGCTGTAATGATTTCGTGTATCAGGATTTCGTAATTAAAGGCGATAGTGTCGATTACTGCACAGGCGATTGTTTCGTTACGGCACGCATGACGAGGGAGGATGCGGACGAGCGTATTTACGAGTGTTTCAAACGTACGCCAATTACAACAGATTTGGAAAATCCAGATGGTTCATTTAACCCTAATCATTGGCTTGTAAATAATAATAGCGGTATAAACATTCCCGCAATTGAATACTGCAATGATACCAAGCCGGGATTCTTGGTTGATATCGTAATGGTAACGGCAACGCTACTATTTTGGGTAGTGGGAATACTTGGTCAGATAATTGGCGCAATAGTGGGCAATAACAATCCCGTTACGGCACTATCTACATATTTGCAAGAGATTATATTTGGTTGCGGACGCAAGCACCCTAGTCCTCGTATTGTAGATTACATTGAACAAGCATCAGCGTATTGTGGATGTACAGGACAGCCATCATTTTGGAGTTCGTTCCTGTCAGACCCAAATTCATTCTATACATCTACACTTTATTTTTACGCACCAATAAAGCCGGGACTTCGTAACCCACCACGCTACATTGTTGAGAATAGACCGCGTGAAACCATAACTGAATTTCTAAACAAGGTCGCAAATAATTTTAATGCGAAATGGTGGATTGAAAACGGACAATTAAAAATGGAGCGAGAAGATTATTACTTGAGCGCGCCCGTATTACTTGATGCAATAGCTGAATCTAAGAAAGGCAATATACTCAATGGTGTTTGCTTCAAATACAACGAGGGCAAATTAAATGCAGGTCAGCGTATCAGGGTTGCAGATGATATGTCCGAGGGGTGCGGTAGTAATAGTGTTGAATTGTATTCTGCAACGTTCGACTACATCAAGATTTACAGCCAACCAGCAGGGTATGAAGCATGGCGTGAAATGAAGGATGTAAATTTAAATTACGCACCTGTTAGGTTTGGTAATGACCAAAATCCACCATCAACGCTGAATAGAATTAATCAGGGTGTATTGTCAGGGCTGTTTCAAATAATTTGGGGTAGTGCGTGGCGTGCCAATTTGGATTTACCCGTAATTCAAAAAGACGAGTTTGCCATACCTAAATACTATGAATGGGATACGCAATCACTGACATCAGCACGTGCAAGGTTTGAGAACATTGTTTTGTTTAATAAATCAACGGGTCAAAATATTCAGACCGCGTTCAGGCAGTTCAATCCGAGATATGTTATTTCGTACAAAGACAACGTAGTACAGAATACATCGAATATTTACAAAGATTTTCACATCATCAACGACCCAACCCAGAACCCATACCGCTTCTGGGATTACGAAATAGAAGCGAAGATGGACTGCGCAATGGTTCGCAATCTATCGGTAAATAGAACGGTGCGGATGCAGACTCCATACGGCACAACGGTGTTGGGCAAAATCAATACAATCATTGCCAATTTTGGCGAAAGGACAATAAGAATAACGGGTGAATTTTAATTAATTATGGCAAACAGACAAATTATAGATATAGGTGTAAATGGTGCGAGTTTCGATGTGAACCTTGGGCGCATTTGTGATGGTGACACAATCGACTTGCAGTTCTGTAATTCCGATGGTAGTCATACCTACTCGTTTAGTTGCACCTGCCCTGCGTTTACAGGACTGCCCGCAACAGAGGATTTCGATCCGTGCGAGTGCAATACATACACGCTAACCTATGTTGGTGATGGTGTGCCGGGCATTGGGTCATGTACGATACTCGTCAGCCGAAGCAGTCATGTCGTTCGTGTCAATCTCACATGGGAAGAGGTATATTGCGACATAGATACAACCTCATGGAGTCTTGACGATGCCAGCAATATCGTAGCGATTGACAACAGCAATTTCAATGCGGATTGCGATGTGTATTATGGCAGTTGCATGGCGAACCGAAATGTATTTAGCATAACGCACACCCTTGCTCAACCATTGGTTGTTGGCGATGAAATATATTTCAGCCAGTGGCTATTTTCTCAGATAGTTAATTGGACGTATCAGGACTACCCCGTTGCAGGATGGAAGTATAGAGTCTGTTTAAGTGAGGAAGAAGGCGTTGATGGCGCATTCCAAATGGAGTGGTATGGTGAACAACCAAGCGAGGAGAACAGCGCACAGACACCTTATATTGGATGCGTGATTGCAAGTGGTGGTACGAGTTTAACCATTACGATTGAGTTCAACATGCCGGAAGATACGACACAGCCAGCGGGTAATAATTTCATAAACAATCACGACGTACTGCTCAAGAATAGCGTCAGGAATGGATTGGAATTAAATAATGCTTCGGAAAATTCGGTATATCGAAATCCCAAATACATGACATGGGCAACAGTTGTTTATCGCACAATTGGAGCAGTGTATCAGGATGCGATATTCTCGATAAAGGCTGAATTGCCGTTCTACAATGAGCCAAGTGTAACTGCATCACCAATGCGATTGACGTTGAATAGTGTTACATTGGCACGCACTGCAACGAGTACGGCAACAGATTACTTAAGCACAACCCGACCCACTTCGGTTGTAGTTGATTTTGATTATATCAGCACCAACCCAGCGGGCACAGTTCCTGATGCGATGTGGGTGTACATGATACGGAATGATGCGCAGAACAATCAATTGGATTACTACGAGAATTACGAATACGAGCAAGCCGATTTGACGAATTTAACAGCGAGCACGAATATCACACCAACGGTTGCACCTGTAAATATCAGTGGTAATAATTTCCAAGCCGAGTTCGATATCAGCGCACTGCATCCGGAACTTGAGGGAGTTTCGGGTGTGTCGTTAAACTATCGGTTCATATTTGTTGCCATGAGCAATATAGATCAAGAAACTCGTAGCACGATTACGCCACAACCGATTCAATTAATTAATTACGACGACGAAGCCATGCCGTTGAATAGTTTGGATTTGGTATGGCGCACCGTTGAGCAGGAATATGGCAGTTTAGTTCAGACCTTACGAGATGTGCCTGTCAATATGGATTTGGAAGCGTCGTTGAGATTGGATTTGAGCGCAACCAATGCAGAGTTAAGTGCAAAGACAGGTGGGTTGCTTACCGATGCAAGAGAGGCGTTACAGGCCGTTAGATTGGATGTCTATGAACAGAATCCACTTACGGGTAATTTGCTACTCGATACCATGTTTTTCCAGCCACAGGCAAAGAATACCTGCGGTGCGATATTTACGGAAGAGGGCATGGTATCGCAAGGTACAGGCGGTAATATCGAAATGACATTCCCATTTACCATACCTGACAACATTTATCGCAACATAGGCAGAGAGGGATTATTCCAACGTGTAGAGGGTCAGTTCCAGCGTGTGCCTGTTGTGGATGCGTCTTTAGATTGCGTGATTGCAACGCAGGTGAATCAGTGTAATTTCGGGACGAGTTTTGGGGCGATGCAGAGCGGGGTGGCATTGGCAACGTACAGAGGTGAAATGCAATACATACCGACAACGACTGAGGTGTGGGCGTTGGATGTTACGAACAACGAGGTACACATTTTCGATGCAAATTCATTTACATTCGTTACGGCAATTGCGTTGCCAGCGACATTTCAGCCCGAAAACAGCGAGTACTGCCCTGTAAATAATTGCGTGTATGTTACTGGTGCTAATGTCTTGTCCGATGTGTTGTGCATTTCAGTTACAAGCCGTTCAATTACTGCAACAATTGCCATAGGCACATTGGGCGATACATTGAGGGGTCTAAAATACATTTCGCAAACACAAGAATTAATTGTTGTAAACAGTACAGCAAATGAAATTGAGCGCATAAATGTAAATACAAATACCGTTGTAGGTACACCTATTGCATTGGGTGCGGGTACGGGAGCGCAACAAGTCGAGTTTATACCTTCTATTAACGAAATATGGGTAGCGTGTCAAGGCAGTACGAGTGTTGAGCGAGTTAATTATACCACACTAACACACGTTGGATTTATTGCTGTTACGAGTGCATACGCAATTAAATTAGTAGGAAATGAAATTTGGGTAGGCAGAAATAGTATTGATGTCATAAATGTAAATACCCTTGCAATAGTTCAATCAATTGCAATTACATATCAGTTTTATTTCTTCACTGAATTTGGTGGAGTAATTTATACAGGTGGAATTGTTGGCGTAACCGATACCGTATTTGGCTATGACACGCAATCATACAATGTCGTAACTAATTTATTTGTAGGTGCAAGTTCACGCCCCTCAAGCATTCTGCTTGCAAATGGCGCACTTTATGTTGGTAGCGCAACAAACGGAAGCGACACCATCTACCTCTTTGATGCCGACTGCCAGCAACAATTACCGCCTTTCTCGATGCGGAATCGCAATATCATATTTGATTGGCAAATGGAATTTAAG